AGGACATCTCAACCAATGACGTTGTGCTGTTTCAGTACCTCATGCCCAGCGACGCGGAGATACTTACAGAAGAAGAAGCAAGGGAGGCCGGTTGGTTTGGCGAAGAACTGTAACTTGAGGTCATGGACTTTTTCCTGACACATTGGGCAGAGCTGCTCCTGGCACTCATGGTGTTTGCTAAGGTGGTGGTCAACCTCACGCCAAGCATCAATGACGATCGCGTCTTCGCGTACGTCGATTTGTTGCTGAACGCGATTATCGCAAACAACAAAAAACAAGAGAAGTAATGGCCATTTTTAACGGCACAGTTTACATCGTCAGCATTGCCGGTACAGCAATGCCAGACCAAACCGAGGGCAGCATTAGCTTGTCCATGGAAACGAGAGACATCACAACCAAAGACAGCAGCGGATTCCGTGAGCTGTTGGAGGGCTTGCGCTCCGGTAGCGTTAGCGTGTCCGGATTGGTGGACGACACTACAAGCGCAGTCACTACGCTTATGACGCACTTTGCTGCACGCTCAAGCTTTGCGTTGAAGTTTGGTGTTGACGCTGGCACACACGACGATGTGTTCTCAGCTACTGCATTTTGCACAAGCATCGAGACTAGCGCCGGCACGGAGGACAACGTGTCTTACAGCGCCACGTTTGAATTGAGCGGTGCCATCACTCACGACAGCAACGACGCTGATTGATGAAGCTAACGCTTAGCGAGAAGGAGTTCACACTGAGGTGCGACATGCGCGCCTTAGCTGCGGCCAAGCGTGAAGCCGGCATCGACCTTGGCAAACTCAGTGATGACGTTGTAGAGATTGGTACGCTGGTCTACTACATGGCACAGAGTGGAGCCAAGCACGCTGGCATTCCGTTTGACTACGACTGCGACGACTTCCTCGGACTCATTGAGGTCAAGGATCTAGACGCCTTAGCGGAAGCTGTCGGTGCGTTGCTCGGTGGCGGAGACGGAAAAAAAAAGTGAAGGCGAAGCGCTGACATTTGAATACTGCATGGAGATAGGGCTGGGCCAATTGCGGTTCAGCCCTTCTGTGTTTTATGACATGACCTTCCAAGAGTTCTGTGCTGCTGCGCAAGGCATGAACCGACAGGAGGAGGTGAGGCAGCAACAGGAGTGGGAGCGCACGCGGTGGTTAGCTACGGTTAGCCTTGCGCCACACGGTAAGCCAGGGCAGCGACTCAAGCCACAGGACCTGTGTATCTTCCCTTGGGAGAAGAAGAAGAAGAAGAAGGGCAGCAACAAGGCATTGGCGGCGACGCTTAAAGCGATGACAAATGGCACTACTAAAAAGTCTTAAGGTTGTAATCGGTCTCAGTAAAAAGGGCCTAACCAAACTCAACTCAGACCTGCGGCGCACCAAGTCCAACTTCCGCAGGAACTTCGGCGAGATATCTAACCTTGCCAAGAAAGCAGGAACAATGATAGCGACCGGCGTAGCTGCCGGATTGACCGCTGTCATAAAGAGCGGTGCAGACCTAGAGAAGCTGCGCGTAGGATTTCGGAGCATCACCGGCAGCGCAGAGGGCGCGTCGAAGATGGTCGACAAGCTCAACAAGTTCACCGCACAGACTCCCTTCCAGCTTGAGGAGGTAAGCCGTAGCGCACGGCAACTGATGGCCGTCGGCGTAGGTGTCGAGGACATTAACGATCGTCTGCGTATGCTGGGCGATATAGCCGCTGCGTCAGGCAACAGCATCGCTGACATTACCGCTGTCTTTGCCAAGGTGCAAGCCAAGGGTAAGGTTGAGCTTGAGAGCCTAAACCAACTTGCGGAGCGCGGCATCCCAATCTTCGACCAGCTGCGCAAGGTCACCGGCGACGCCAACATGGAGTTCGGCGCTGGCAAGGTTAGCGTTGACGAGTTTAACGAGGCGCTGATGCAGATGCACAGCGAAGGCGGCTTTGCCAATGACGCTATGATTAACCTGTCGGAGACTGTCAGCGGCAGATTGACGACAGCGTTTGACAGCGTGACCATAGCACTTGGCACATTCGCAGAGAAGTCAGGGTTGCTGGGTGCGGTGACTGACATTTTAGCGAATATCACTGACCAATTACAAACGGCCTCACTGTCAGAAGACGACTTGCAGAAGTCGCGTGAACAGTTCTTTGACCTGCGACAGAAGCTGAAGAAGGCGCACAAGGGCAACATTGAGGACTTAATGAATGAAGCGCACGCGGCCCAAAAGCTTGCGCGTGAACTCAAATTTGCATTAGGCGAAGATTTAGCTGGCGGCCACCTCGAAGGCGCTAATGCTTTTGTCGATAAGGTTGAGGAGCTTTTTGCCTTTAGCACGACAAGCGCAAGCACCTTACCAGACGCCCCAGCGGCAGCACCAACGACGACCACAGACGGCGGCACGAGTAAAGAAGTACAGGCCAAGAAAGAACTGATTGCAGTAGAGCAGTCACACTTGCAGTCGCTTGGCAAGGTGCGCAGCATGTACTCCGATCATGCTGTCGATGTACTAGCAGCGGTTCACGCTAACAACACTTTAAAAGGCAGCTATGACTCGGTGAACTTTTCGACGGATGCAACCATCCAAAAGTTTACCATGATGGGCGAAATCATTCGCAGTGTGGCTGTGCAGATTGGCACTCAGTTTGGAACTGCCTTTAGTGCAATAATTAAAGGAGGCAAGGAAAGCACGGCAGCCTTAAAACAGTTTGCAGCGCAAGCAATCAAAGCAGCCTTGGCAGCTTCTCAAGCGATGATCATTGAGGCTGCAATCAAGAGCGGTAAAATGAGTGGACCGGCAGCCATGTTTGTTATACCGGCATTAATTGCTGCCGGTATGGGTATCGTGGACGCAGCCTTTGGTAACATCCCACAAATGGCAGAGGGCGGAATGTTTACCGGCGCCAGTCTTGCTATGGTCGGCGAGGGACCTGGCACAAGCAGCATTAACCCAGAGGTCGTCGCACCATTGGACAAGCTCAAGAATATGATAGGCGGTGGGAATGTGAACGTGACCGGCACGATCCGTGGCCGCGACCTCCTACTTAGTGAGGAGCGCAGCAGCTACAGCCGTCGCCGCAGATTTGGCAAGTAATGGCAAAGAGATTTACAGCAGGGTTTAAAGACGAGGTAGGCACAGAGTACAACCTTGACTTCTATGACAGCGACTACAGCGGCTCCTCTGTTGGTACGTTGACGCTGGGTACACCAGGCTTTCAGTTAGACTGGGACGGACGCGGACAGAATACACACGAGCCAATCCTAAGCAGCGCGTGCAGTATTCCTGTGTACAGCACCACGGCCAGCATCGCCACATTCCTCAGCGACATACAGACCGGACAAGAAGGCCGTTTCCGTGTTGAGGTCTTCCGCGGTCCGTCAGCTTCTCAAGAGTTGTTCTGGTCTGGTGTCTTGTTCTGTGATCTAACGTTCCAAGACGAAGACCCAAACCTTGTCACGCTTGAGGCCACTGATGACATCGGCTTACTGGACGAGGTGCTGTACAAGAATAGCCCCACGTCAGAATACACCGACACCACGCACCTCATCGTGGTGCTGTGTCGCATACTCGGCAAGGTGCGCCACGTCGATGCATGGGCCGCAGACAAGAACTTCCTTTATGTCTCCGACCACGTGCAACACGCGGAGATGACCGGCGCACCGTACACAAGCAAAATCATCATTAACCACACCAAGCTGCGCAACGTGCAGGATAACGGTGAGGCCGAGTACCACACTTGCAAGGAGGTGTTGGTGTCTATGCTTACCAACCTGCAAGCCAGACTAATGCAGTACCACGGTGCGTGGTGGGTGATACCTGTGGCCAAAGCCAACGCAGGTATGACGGCATACGCATACTTTAAAAGTGGCGACAACGGCAACAACAGCAGCGCCAACACGCCAGGCTTTGTGACGCAGACTAGCGGCAACCTGTACAGCTTAGCCACGGCCATCACATCAGGCAACAAGACTAAGCTGGCCGGCTTTGAGTTTGGCGCGCTGCCTAGCTTGTCTGAAGTCAACTACACCCACGACTACGAAGGTCACGCCTTTGATTGGAACGGCGTAGGGGCTGGCAACGCAAGCGGCAACATCACAAGCCAGTTCGTCTATGCCAACAGTGCGCCAGTGCTTGAGGACAATGACGTCGTAAGCTTGACGTTTAGCTACGTCATCAGCTTTACCGGCTACGGGACGAACGCATCAAGCGACAGGGGCCGCAGGGTACGCCTTGCCTTTAAGGTGCGGCACGGCGATATATACGCCAAGCGCACTACGACGGCCATGACCGACACGGCCGGCGCAATCATAAACAACACCTACACGACCAACGGCGATAACATGAGTTGCTTTGCGCCGAATGACCAGGCGCCGACGTACAACACGACCACCACCAACGAGATACAAGAGTACACTGCCGTCTACGATCGCTTTGCAGGTGCGCACCTTACCGGCACTGTCACCATCACCTTCCCACCTATTGACGTAGACCTTGGTACAGTAGCTGTGACGGAAATTGGTGAATGGGACATTAAGGTGTTTGACAAAAACAACCTCGATGTCACCAGCGCTGACGCTACACTGGGCCAGTCCTTTGCACTCGCCAACCTTACCAGCATATACCAAACGCGTGGCGGCTCAACGTTTGACGGTGACGTTATCACCTACACGCGAACCAACGCAGCTGCAAACGCAAGGGAAAGCCTAGATCTGCCAGAGGCCATCCTTGCCGACCGCATCGGCAACAGCAACCCCAATCAAGGCGTTTGGCTAATCAATGACGACGGCACCTTTACCAAGTCCACCGGCGAGTGGAGCAATAGCATCTACACAGGCTTAAGTACACCCATCTGTGACTTGACTTGCTTAGACATTCTAAGCATGCGACAGACGCCACTAAGTACAGCCAACGGTACTATTCGCCTGTCAAGTAACTTGTACGGACCCACGCACGCCGTGCAGGGCCTTAACGGTGACTCGGCCTACTACGTGCCTATGCGCTTGCGTATGAACGCAACAGAAGCGTTGTATGAGGGCGAGTGGTTTAAGTATCAATACGACAGCAGCACAAGCACCACGGCAAGCGACGACAGCACGCCAATCGTTGGCAGTGTGGCCAACATTAAGATTGGCCAACGCCGCAACAGGATTACACTTGGCACGCTACAGCAAGCCCTAAGCGAGACACAGACTAGGTTAAGCGGAGAGATACAAGGCGCCATAAGCCGACAGGCCGACGACAACACCGACGTCGACAACAGGGTTACGGTACTTGAGGACACGCAGAACGAAATGGACGGACAGGTCCTGAAGATTCTGAACCACAACAACGCGCTCACTACAAACGAATACGAAGGCAGCGTTGTAAAGTGGAGCAGGGACACCACGACAATACGCAACCTCTACGTATACACCAGCGCTGGATGGGTAGCAGCCGACGCCGATGCGCTGAGTACAAGCATTGGCCTACTTGGTGTGGCCGTCGGTACATCGTCAAAGAATGACGGCATCCTAGTCAGTGGCGTTATGTACAGTACTAGTTGGAGTTTTGCGGCAGGGCGTGTTTTGTACATCTCTCAGACGGCTGGAGACATTACAATCACGGCACCTACAGCGAGCGGTTCATACGTGAGGGTCCTTGGCTATTCGTTAGGCTTTGGATATATATATGTACAGCCAGAGGCAGCACCCACAGTAGTGTAATGAGAGAAATCACGCGAGTCATCCTGCACTGTAGTGCGACCAAAGAAGACCATGACGTCAACGCCGCGACCATACGCGTGTGGCACATGTCAGCGCCGCGCAATTGGTCAGACATCGGCTACCACTTTGTGGTCAAGCTGGACGGTACCATTGAGAGCGGTCGACCCATTAACCGCGCCGGCGCACACACCAAGGGCCACAACAAAGACAGCATTGGCATCTGCTACGTTGGCGGCCTTGATTACAGCGGTCACCCAAAGAACACTATGACGACGGAGCAGCGCAGCGCCATCAAGCGCCTGTGTCGTGCGCTGTGTCTTGTACTCAATCAACCACTTGACTTACATGGCCATAGGGAATACAGCGCGAAGGCTTGCCCATCGTTTGAGGTCGCGGAGGTCTTTGGGCAGCTCCAGCAATGGATGGCGTGTCCTGACCTCAGCTATTGAGAGTAAGGGAGACCTTAAGCGGTGGTCGCTTAAGAACACTGCCGGCGGCGTTATTGTTACGACTGCCTGTGAGCAGATTGTTGTGCATGGCATCACCTGGGAGGCAGTGATATTGTGCTTTGTGGGCGTTCTGCCGCTGCTGTTCAGTACCTTGGAGAAATGAATGACGGGGCCAACCTATTAACGTTAAACCTTGTGTGGCTCGGTTGGGAGATTACGCGCTGGCAAGACGTGGTAGACTGGACCTTGAGCGCTGCGGGCGCTTGTACACTGCTTGCAATAAACATCGTTAGACTGCGCAAAATGCTCCGCCAACGTCGCGATGTTGATAACGAGGTCTAAGATTTTTTTTATTCCCCGCTTCGTATGACGTACTTGGGCCAACAAATAAACCCAATATGCCAAACGATATTTTCAATTTTTTGCAGCAGTCTAACAGCAGCGCCTCCGACTACGTTAAGTTTCAAGACGGTGACAAGCGCAACCTGCGCATCATTAGCAAGCCCATTACAGGTCACGAGCTGTTTGTAGATGGTAAGCCGGTACGCTGGGAGCCAGACGCGCAACGCCCAGAGCATGCCATTAGCGACGAGCGCCCTAAGAAGTTTGTGGCCTTTGTAGTGTTCGAGTACGATCACGACAACAACAACGGCAGAGTAAAGCTGTGGTCATTCTCTCAACGCACCATTATTGACCAGATAGCTATGCTCTTTAATGACGCACACTGGAGCGACTTTGAGCTTGTCGTTACGCGTGTCGGCAAGGGCCTCGACACCAAGTACAATGTCACCGGCGTACAGTCACCCATTGAGGAGAACCTCGTTGCGTTTGCATCGGAGGCACACAAGTACGTGGACCTGACTAAGTTGTACGACGCAGAAAGTCCCTTTGTGCAGGAGCTGCCTGAGTTGAGCGTCGCTAAGTCTAAGCCTGTCAGCAATGACCTTCCATTCTAAGACATGGCAGAGGGAAAGAGACCAGCTCGTCGAGTTAATAGACCAGCACCGCCGTCGCCACAAGATGTTGCGCCAAGCTCACAAGGCGTCGCGACGGTGGGTGAAATCGCGCGAGGCACTGAGTACGATGCAATTCTTGGCTTGGCATCTCCAAAAACCATTTACATAATGGATTGCGCATATACACCACAGCAAGCCGAGCAGATAAGCCGCTTGCGCCACGAACGATGGAATCTGTTAGCTCGCTTTAATGAGAAGCACGGCAACCAGGACAATGAATGGAACAGCATGAACCACAGGATGCGCATGATCACCAAAGAGTTGTTTGACCTTACAGGAAACCCCATTTACAATGTCGAAGGATAAACACCTGCCTCTATCGTTCAGCAGCCTAAAGGCGTTCTCACGATCGCCGCTGGCCTTCTTGGACTACAAGAACAATAAGAAGCCACCTACACCGGCCATGCAGTTCGGTACGATGGTTCACAGGGCAATCTTAGAGCCGGAGAAGTACAGCCGCACGGTGGCGGTATATGAAGGCCGCAGGGCTGGCAATGCGTGGAAGGAGTTCCAGCAAGAGAACGCAGATAAAGACATTGTTACCGCGAAGGAAGCGATGGACATACGTCTGCTGGCTCACAGAGTGGAGGCACATCCATACGCCGGCGCTATGATTAAGCAGTGCCAGAAGTTTGAGGTGCCGTTTACTATTGACCAGTGCGGTGTACCGCATCGCGGCATCATAGACGGCCTTGGCTCTTGGTTTATGCTGGACTTAAAGACCACGCAGAACGTCAGCCACTACAGCCTACAGCGCACGATTTACGACTTCAAGTACTACATGCAAGCGGCCATCTATCAGCGCGCCGCTGCCCTTATGGGGTACGATCACGAGTCATATTTTATTATCGCTGTCGAGTCAGCTGCACCGCACCACGTCCAAGTCATCGAGTTAGAGCCACAATACATCGCACGCGGCCACATCGAATGGGAGAACCTCATCGAGCAATGGAAGCGTTGGGATGGAGAGGTGCGCCATAATTACGACGAGGACGACGAGGCCGGATGGCAGATGGACGCGCCCTCGTGGGTGCCAGCATTGGACATTATTTAATAGAAACGCTATGACTGTAATACGTACACGATGACTCAAGACACAGCCATCAAAAAGGTGATACAAAACCTCTTTTACGCCCACGTGCATACAGAGGAGAACCTCATCCGTATCAGCGGCATGCTGAAGGACAGAGGCATGAAACAACCTCCAGAGATTCAGGAGGCTAAGTCTGTGATGGGCCGCGCCTTAGAAGCTATTGAAGACTACTTTGGCAAGGACAACCTACCGGAGTATATGCAGCAGCGTATGGAGCAGCGCCTTAGATACTTTAAGCAACGCAGAGGAATGGAATGATAAACTCTAGGGACAAGGGCAAGCGATTTGAGCTGAAGATTGCGAAGGTGTGGATGCGCCTATTTGGAGGCGACGTAGAGCGCACAGGTTACGTGAGCAAGAAGCTGGATGATATGGGGGTGGACCTGACCGATACGGACCCATTCTACATTCAATGCAAGGCTGTGGAGTCGAGCATTAACTATCACCAGGTACTTGAACGGATGCCGTTGGACACGAACATCAACGTGATCATACACAAGCGCAATCACCAGCCTCCGGTCGCTGCCCTTTACCTAGAGGACTTTCTTGAACTGCTTACCGCGATGAAGCGTGAAGGCATCTTATGAGCAAGACGTACAAAGCCGTCTTTGAATGCAAGGCTTACGGTGAGCGCGTCGTGTGGTATGTCTCAAGCCGCAAGGAGGCCAAAAGCATGGTAAGAGGTCACATTACCTCACCATACGGCAAGAACATCGACAAGCGCTACAAAGAAGTAGAGTACACCTTGACCATCACGGAGCTATTCAAGAGCGATTTAGACACCAACTACGACCTGGCGAACAGCTGGGGCAGAGACTGATGCCACGCAAGCACATCATCCTACCAATGCACATATGGGAACTGGAGGACATCAACGTTACGGAGCGCTTGGTTGCTTCAGTTGTCTATGGCTACAGTGAGCAGGGTAACCCTTGCTTCATGACCAATACCGGCTTCAGTAAGCTGCTGCGCGTATCCAAGCGCACAGCACAAAGGGCCGTCAACACACTACTCGACAAAGGCTATTTGGAGGCTTTGGAGGGTAGACAACAACGACAGCTAATGTGTCGTGATTGTCTAGGGGGGGTAGACACCAGTGTCCAGGGGGGGGAGACACCAGTGTCTACCCGTAATACATATATTAAAAGTAAACTCAATACAGAACATAATAAGATGGAGGAAGAGAAAAGACCAATCCATTGGCAGCAGGTCAGGGACTACTTCACTTGGATCAACGACAAGGAGCGCGGCAACAACAGCAACCACGTGGTCAGCTGGGCCAAAGACTTCTTCACCTACTACGACGCTCGCAATTGGCGCAACAAGCATGGTGCTATATCGCGATGGAAGCCAGTAGCAGAGGCGTGGTATCGCAGGAGCCTCAAGAACGTGCCTCAGAGGGCCGTGGCGCGACGCGATGATGAGCAGCTAAGGTCAGACATCAGATGGCATAGGAAACGCGCCGCAGCGTACTCTAAGAACCCAGAGAAGGCACACCTAGCCAAAGAGGAGTTGTTGCACGCACAGCAGCTGGAGGAGAAACTGCTAAAGGGAGGACGATGATTACTGTGCTAAGTACCATCGCTAACCTGTTGCAAGACCTGCTGTCGGAGTTGGTTAGATTAAATCGGCACATAGACAGCGTTAGCCACATGTATGAGAATCCAAAAGACAAGCAACGGCGAATGCTTGAAGAGTTAGAAGAATACGCAAGCAGACACCGCAATGCCTAGAATGCCAGAAGGACCGAAGCGTAAGCCGATGCACGCACGGAGGCACAAGGAGCCACGGTACAACACCACGCAGTGGAGGAAGTATCGCAAGGCGTACCTCTCCGAGCATCCGCTGTGCGTGATATGCAATGCGATTGCCTCGGTCGTGGACCACATCACGCCAGTGCGCCTCGGTGGAGACTTCTGGTGGCCAGGCAATCATCAGTCCATGTGTGACCGATGTCACAACAGTAAGAGCGGCCGAGAGTCGCACACACCGCAGAACTATGGGTAAGCTGAAGACAACAACGCGCAAGCACAGCGCACACAACATGCCGCAAAAGCCAGGCGTGTACATCATACTAAGCCCAACAGGGCGCTACTACATTGGCCGCAGTGTGAACATGCGACGGCGGTGTTTAGCTCACCTGTATCGCGCAAAAGCCAATGAGGAGGAAAACCAGATACTGAACCGCAGCATTCGCAAGTACGGGTGGCGCATGAAGTACAAGGTGTTGTTGCAGACAACGTGCGAGCAGGATGCAGTGCACTTTGAGGAGCAGTACATACGCATGCATTGGAAAGACGGAAAGTGTATGAATGCAAAGACAGGAGACACTATTACTGGCAACTACAACAAGAATCACAAGAGCAAGCCAGTTGCTTACATTAATGTGTACACGCACAATTTGACTTGGTTTGCATCTGCTACAGCAGCAAGTGCATTCTTTCGACCAGAGTCGACATCACGCCAAGCACCTGTGCAAGTGGGTCATTTACTGCGCCTTGACCGTTATACAGAGGACACCACTACACAGCATCGAGTACAGCAGATACGACAGACAAAGCCGACACTCCGGCGCTGCTGGTATGTTGATGCGCTGCTGTTTGAAAAGCAGCATTATGCAGCGCGATACATTGGCTGTCATCAATCGACTTTAAGCAATGCAATTCACGCAGGACAAATGACATACAACAACACAACATACCGCGTGGGGGTAGGCACCTTTGAGATGTTGCGGGTAAACTCATGACATCGCCGGTGTCCCTCCTCCTTC